GCGAGGTCACTTAGTTGAGCGACCGAAATCACGTATAATGCCTTTCCGTGCCTCCGCCACCCGCTATAGGCAAGGAACCCGCAATGGTAGAACTCGCCGCCGCCGTCGTAGCAGCATTGGTGCTCGTGTCCGGTATCAGCGGCCTTCTGCTCGGAACCAGAAACGCCAGATTCAGACTTTGGCGCGTATGGCAATGCGGAACCAGCGAATCCTTAACTCCCATCGCATCTATCAGGATTGGACAGTCAATTCCGGACTAACTTTTACCGATAACGGTACCTGGCAGTCGAAGCCGTTTTTTGATCCTATTTCCTGGGAGGCCTGCCTCCGCCGGGATCTAACCCCCCTTACGCAGTCTGGTTGTTTTGTGCGTGAAATGCAATTCTCGTATTTTATGACTAACAACACTAAGAGTTTGCCTAGCACTATTTCGTTGTTTCTAGTGACACTAAGGCGCCAAGCGAATTGGGGAGGCAGTTTCTCCCTTAATGAGGAATATGTGGTGCAAGGCCAGGGCTCAGCCCCGATTCTGAACAGTGGTATTTTTAAAGTTCTGTGGTCGCGTAACCATCAGATATTCCCGCCTAAGACCGCCGCGCAATCTGGTGGCACTGTGACGGAAATTTCTACTGGTAATCCTGAGACGCAATACAAACGGGGCAAAACGACGCTAAGGCTGAATTTCAGTCTCCGCAGCCCCTCTGATCTGTCCTGGAAAGAATTAGGCCAGGAAGATGTGCCCTATTGGCAGAAGGTGTATTTGCTCGCATATTTCCAGAATGAAGACACAACTGCGAACGATGCGCGTATGACTTATGGCCTTAAGTATACGACCATAACTCAAGACTAGATTTGGACCGCTAGGTTCCCGGGCTTGGCTTTTAAGATTCCTATTAGCCAAGCCCCGGGAACCCGGGAACCATGGGCGGTGGTGGACGGAAGCGCATGAATGCCATAAATGGAGACAAAAAGGATGCATTTCGGGTCTGTAGGAAGCAATTTGGCCTAACTTACTCTGCGCCTGTTGACCAGGAGGACCACCCAATCGGTTCCCGGGAACGGATTCGGGACTATTTGACTGAGAAGTGTGGCCCTAATATTCATGAGATTTGTCAGGAATTCCATAAGAATGACAAAAAGCATTATCATGCCTGGTTCAAATTTGACGCAGAAGTAGATACCACAGATTCTCGCTATTTTGATATAGATGGCGTCCACCCCAATATCATTAAGCCAGGAGCTGGATGGAGAGCATACCTCAAAAAGACCGATTCAGAGCTTCTTACCAACCTGGAATCCTGCCCCTTTGCACAGGCCCTCTCGGCATCGTCTGTTGCAGAAGGGATGGACATTCTCGCATTACGGCGCCCGGGTGACTATCTACGATATGGCGAATCCATGGAAAGAAATCTCCGGCGTCGTCTGGAGGCCGTACCCAGGCCAGTCTGCTACTATGGTCCTTACTTACCCGGATGGCATCCAACTAACTGGAACCCAAATACTCATAGTCTTCTCCTCTGGGGCCCACCTGGTATCAACAAGACTCAATTCGCCCAGTACCTTATGGAACATATGGTAGGGCCCCACGAGTATATAAAGGGTAGCCACGAGGCTGTGAAAAGGCTTTCTATGCGCAAACCGTTCATTCATGATGAAATCAACTGCCTAGGTGAGCGTTGTGAAGCTAGTAATTCGAGGGAAATTACAGATATAGAATCCGGTGGAGAAGTGATATGTCGCAACAGCAATGTGTACATACCGCCTGCTTTGCCTCGTATTTTTATATCTAATATCCAATATCCGTTTAGGAACCCTCAAGAATCCGTATATAACCGTCGTGTAGTGTCCCTAGAACTAATGGTGTAGAAAAAAAAAGCGCCGCAGGCTCTGGACTCTCCATATGGAGGCTCTGCTTTAAGTGCTGAAAAATTAGTTCGTGGGGAGCCATCCGTACGGAGGCAAATTTCGCGAAGCGAAATGCGTTAAAAAAGGTGAGTATACGAAAGACTCAGTAGGTAAACCTGTGAACGCGGTAGCATTTGGCTCAGTGTGAACGCGCGAGGTCACTTAGTTGAGCGACCGAAATCACGTATAATGCC